ATGGGTAAAACGTCCTTCGCCATGAACATCGGCGAATACGTGGCGATGCAGCTCGGTCTGCCCGTCGCAGTCGTATCGATGGAAATGCCCGCCGAGCAGCTCGCGATGCGCATGCTCGCATCGACGGCCCGCGTCAATCAGCACCGCCTGCGCACCGGCACGCTCGAGGACGACGACTGGCCGCGCATCACGCACGGCGTGCAACTGATGGCAGACGCGCAGATCCACGTGCTCGAGGGCGCTTCGCTGACGCCTTCAACGCTCAAGGGCCGGCTGCGCAGGCTGCACCGCGAGTGCGGGCGCCTGGGCGTTGTCGTCGTCGACTACCTGCAACTGATGTCGGGCGATGGCGGCAACTCGGACATGCGCGCGGCGGAGGTGAGCGAGATATCGCGCTCGCTCAAACAGATCGCGACCGAACTGCGCGTGCCTGTCGTCGCGCTGTCGCAGCTGAACCGCGGCCTGGAACAGCGCCCGAACAAACGTCCGGTCATGTCCGATCTGCGCGAGTCTGGCGCGATCGAGCAGGACGCCGACGTCATCCTGTTTATCTATCGCGACGAAGTCTACAACCCCGACAGCGCTGATCGCGGCACTGCGGAAATCATCATCGCAAAGCAGCGCAACGGGCCGATCGGCACCGTGCGACTCGCATTCCAGAACGCAATAACCCGGTTCGAAAACTTTGCCGACCCGGGCTCAGGATATTGATCTATGACCACCGTGTCCCCTTTCTTCACCTGGCGCCGTGCGATGACGGGCAGTGAACTGCCGTCGACCACCAAGCTGGTGCTGTTCGTGATCGCCGAGTACACCAATGCGATGGACGACACCTGCTGGCCGTCTGTCGAAACGATCGCCGAGAAGGCGAGCCTCTCGGAGCGTTGCGTCAGCAATCACCTCGACGTCGCGGAGCGCAATGGATGGCTGACGCGCTGGAAGTCGCGCAGGCCGGCGCGTCGCTGGGCGCATGCGCACTATCGACTGTCGATCCCGGAGGACGTCGCGCGCCGTCAGCGTGATGCCATCGATTTCGATCTCGCGGACGATGCTGCGATGTTGGCCAATCCGGAACCACGTTCAGGTAAGCCTGTGGAGTTGGATGAACGTGGTTCCGAAGTTGCACAGGAATCGGGCAATCAGGAACGATATTCCGGTAACCCTGCGGAACTGGATGAACGTCGTTCCGAAGCGCCCGGCGCAGAGCCCTTGCCGGCGGCCAATCCGGAAAGTTACCGGAACCACGTTCCTACTAATAAACCAGTAAACAGAAATACAAGTAAACCCTCTCTATCTCAACCCTTAGCGGTTAACGAAGGTAAGGGCGTTCAGAGAGAAAAACCGGACGAAGGTGCGATGTCGCTCGCGCGCTGGATGCTCGAGCGCATCCGGGCACGTTTGCATGACTTTGCATTGCCCGACCTTGTCGAGTGGGCGCGAGAAGTCGAGGCGATGCAGGCAGTAGACGGTCGTGACATGCAGGACATCGCGCGGCTGTTTGCGTGGGCGGACCGTGACAGGTTCTGGGCCAAGGTCATCACGTCGCCTGCGCGTTTGCGAAAGAACTGGGAGGAGTTGCGCCGTCGTCGCAATGACGCGCTCACGGCCAAGGCCGCCAATGCGGCGTCGCAGCCCGCCAGTGCGGCTGACGATCGGGTCTGTGCTCACGTCGGGAACGGCTGCCGCTGCACGCATGCCGCCACGACCATCATCGGCGCCGGCTCAACGCGGCGCGGCTATTGCCGGCAGCACATCGGCCAGTACGAAGACTGAGGACCGGGGGAACCATGCACGAAATCGAATTGAAAGAGCAGGTCGGTGTAGCCATCAATCCGCGCTCGCAGACGGCCGACTCGGTCGGCGACGTCGCGTTGAAGATCGGCGCGCTCGCCAGGGTCGACGAACTCGGCGCATTGCTGCTGCGTATGAAATACGGTGACGACAAACGCCGGTCGGGGTTGCATCGCGCGGTGCTGCTTCTCGCGAAGCGCGAGCGTTCGAGCGTGCGGTTCCGGCGCGGAAAGTACATCGCGTTCAAGCGCGAGATTCGCGAGGCCCCGCACGCGACGCCGCAATCTCCGATGGCCGATGTGATCGAGCGATTCTCCGCGGCTGTGCTCGAAGCGTGGCTCGATGACATGTGCGGCGCGTGCAGCGGGCGCGGCAACGTCGGTGGCAAGGAAGGTGTTGAGTCGGGCACCACTGCTTGCGGCAAATGCGGCGCGACCGGCAAGGTTGCAGTCGGTAGCCATGTCACGCCATTCTGCCCATGGCCGCATGGAGTCGCGCGCGACGAACCGGTGAAGCGAGGCCAGCGTTATGAAGCGCCGACGACTGGTTTGCCCATTTGCGAAATGATGACGCGGACAGAGTTTGATGGATGTCCGGCGTGCGCCGGCATTGGCCGGATCGTAACCCGGGCGAAGTCGGTGTCGCGTCAGGTCTGCCGCGTGTGCAGTGGCACCGGCAAGCGCTGGCAGATTCCGGCGCAGCGCGCGCACGCAATGCAGGTGTCGCTCGGCCAGTATCAGGCCCACTGGCATGAGCGGTTCGAGTCGTCGTTGCGCATGCTGGCGGCGCTCGACGAGTGGACGGATCTGCAACTGCGTCGTGAGCTGCACGCAAAACCACTTGCGAATCCAAAATGATTCGCATAGACTCCGTTTCCAATGAAGTTCGCTGGCACCGCGCGTTAGTCGTGCAGCCCTTTCGAGACACAACAACAATAAGTGGAGCTCGTTAGGTACGGCGGGTCCGCTCGCCTGAACAAAACGAAACAAATACCCAAAGCCCTGAGTGCGCAAGCCTCGGGGCTTTTTGCATTGGACCTTCCAAAAGGCGCAGTCATCGGCCCGGATAGCCTGACCAGCAAGGCTTTGAGCCGGATGCGGCAAGGCCGCGACGCAGCCGGGGACCCTATAGCCGTTCTGGACACGGGGGCTCGCACCCGCGTTTTTTCTCTACTGGTGATTCCCCAGAGGGGGTCATATTCATGCCAACCCAGCAGCAGATCGCCGACCACCTGGACCTCGACCAGTCGGCAGTGTCGCGCTTGGTCGACAAGCTCGGTATCGACTACCGGCAGGCGTCGATTGACGACATCCGCATCGAGTACATCCGGCACCTTCGAGGGATCGCGGCCGGCCGTGTTGGCGACGGCGGATACGACCTTGCCACCGAGCGCGCGATGACCGAGCGTGTGGAGCGCGAGATCAAGATTCTCACGCTCGCGGAGAAGAAGGGGCAGCTTGTCAACGCGGAGCAACTGGAGCGCGCCTATGGCCAGATGGTCGGCGCGTTCCAGTCGGACCTGCTGTCGCTGCCGGACAAGATCGCGCAGGAAATGCGCACGCTCTATGGGGTCGACGTCGATGTCGAGTTGTTGAATGAACATGTCAATGGATGTCTCGAGCAGCTGGCTGGATACGACCCAGACCGTGCGCGCAGTAATCCGGCGCCTGGCGAAGCTGCTGACGCCGGCCGAGAAGATCGGGACGACGGACTGGGCGAGGCGCTACCGCCGTCTGAGTGCGAAGGCGGCGGCGAGCCCGGGTAAATACAACCCCGACATCACGCCGTGGGTGCACGGCATGCACGCCGCGCTCGACGATCCGCGCGTGCAGAAGGTCGTATGCATGAAGTCCGCACAGGTGGCATGGACTGATGGCGTTCTGCTGAACTACGTCGGGCGACGTATCGACATCGATCCGTGCCCGATGATCATCATGTTCGCGAAGGAAAAGTCGGCGAAAAAATTCAACCTCGAGAAGTTCGAGCCGATGGTCGAGGTGACGCCGCGCCTGTCCGCGAAACTGCCCGTGCATGCGGGTCGTGACAAGAACAACCTGTGGGACCACAAGACGTTCGCCCGAGGGTTTCTCAAGTTCATCACGTCGAATGCACCGGATGATGTGAAGTCGACTCCGGCGCCCGTGGTTGCCGTGGAAGAGCCGGACGACGCGAACCAGAACGTTCGCGAGCAGGGCGATTCGATCACGCTGCTCGAGGAGCGCAACAAGAGCTACTCCGACAGCCGCCGCAAGGTGATTTTCGGCGGCACGCCGACGATCGACGGCTTCTCGCGCATCGCGCAGGCTTATGAGTCGTCGGACCAGCGCCGGTATCTGGTGCCGTGTCCCGATTGCGGCGAGGAGCACGAACTGGCCTGGGACAACGTCACGTGGTCCGAGAATGCGGAGAAACCGCACGAGGTGTTCGGACTGGCCACGCCCGAGTCCGCGCGTTACGCGTGCCCGTTCTGCGGCAGCCTGTGGGACGACACCGCACGGTTTCGGGCCGTGCGCCGCGGCCGGTGGGTCGCGACCGCCGCGTTTCACGGCGTCGCCGGCTTCCGTCTGAATGAACTCGTGTCGCCGTTTCCCGGCTCGCGGCTCGCGGAGCTCGTGAAGAAGCGGCTCGTCGCGGGCGCGACCCGCATGCGCCGGCAGCTTTTCTCGCAACCGCGGCGTGACCTCGACCATCGGCTTGAATTTTTCATCATTGAAGTCCTTTGCCGACTTCTCCCTTGCGAACATGATGATCATCGGGCACGGATCGATGTCGATGCGCCGGCCGATGTAGTTCAGCAGCACGCCATCGGTCCACGCGACCTGCGCCGACTTCATGCAGACGACCTTCTGCACGCGCGGATCGTCCAGCGCTGCGTGCATGCCGTGCACCCAGGGCGTGATGTCC